GATCTATTAAGATCAGGCATACTCAACACCGCTAATTGTAAATGTTATGGCATTTGCCGTAACCTGATCAATATACAGTTTACTATTAGCAGGCATGACTATGGAAGTATTGTAATAGACAACATTGTTTGCAAGGACATTAACATTGCTAACAATCTTGTTGTTTGCCGCAGCTGTTGCTGCTCCTTCAAGTAGATGAATGCTACAAACTGCATTTGAAGCCGTTGTGTTGCAAAGATTAATATTTTTGATAATTGTATAATTACCAATCGTATTTGCAACTGTATAGGCATTAGTCGCTGACTCATTGCCGGTATATAGATTTTTTGGAACTAAATTAGCCATTTATACCCCCATCCAAACTAAAACTTCGTTATCATAAGTTGTTTCATTCATATCTTGAATCACTGTTGCATCAAGAACATGATCAACGAAAGCACTTGTGTTATGCTCAGAAGCAGAAGAGCCATCATATCCGCGAGATGCAACTGTAAAAGTATTTGCACTGCGTGAAGAAATTAAAATCTTTTCTTCTGATAAGTTTCCTCTATCAACGACAATCACAAAAGGATTATTACCAGAGGGGAAAGTTGATCCATCAACAACAGTAATTGAAGTATCAGAATTACTAATGTTGGCAGAAAGAGTTGTTCTCAGCACACCACCACTAAATTCTCTTCTCAACATAAGCTCTCCTTAATCAATGCTGATATCAAGATCGCCAGTTGCGATTCTCAGTGTGTCTCCAGCATCCGTTGTTTTATTTGCAGTAAGAGTTCCCCACAGAAGCAAGTTACCGCTTGTTACATTGTCATAAATGCCAATTGCAACAGTTGTTGCAGCAGGCATATTTGTAAAATCAATATTTGAATCATTAGAAGTTGCACCGCTTGATGCGGCTGTAAATGTTGCTACTTGACGAGCATAAGAGCCACCTGTAACTTCTGTTCCACCACCAGTATCATCGGGTGCTACTGTAAACAAAGCAACATAAACAGCCGAAGGCATTGTGAATGTTGTTGTACCTAAGAAATGATCAATCAGTTTATTCTCAAGGTAATTAGAAAGATTGCCAGCCATTAATTATGCCTCCAAACTATTATAATACATTTGCTTTTCTTCGTCATTAGGCAATCTAAAATTATCTAAAGATAATAATCTTTTTGCTTCTTCTGCCGGGAGTTCAAGCATTCTATTTTCTTTCGTAAAAGTAAAATTGTTTGGCAATGAATATGCATGCCCGCTTTCAAAATAAACAATTAGTTTTTCACCAGAAGGAATCTCGCTAGGAGCTTGCTTCTTTGGTTTAGACTGTTTTGTTTTTTTTACAAGAACATCTTCACTTTTAACGATATTATCACTCATATATATCCTTTTATATTGCTACGGCGGGGCGGAATTTCACCACCCCGCCGCAACAAGATTAATTACAGACTATCAGAGCGAACGCAGCTTGACGTTCTTTGCAATGACATAAGAACCACCGTTCTCAATGTTGCTTGCAAGTCTGACAAACTGTGTGTACTCAATTGTGTCTGTCTTGGGCTGGAACTGACGATACACAGTAATATCTCTGTGGATACCAATAATTCTGTTATTGGGGAATGTCAGTTCGACATAACCATGACTGCCCGATGCGCTGGAGTAGTCACCAGCAACTGTCTCCGGCATCAGCGGGATTTCCACCAGCGGAATACCATAAGGAGCCAATCCTGTTGCACCAGGGCCACCGTTTGCACGGATAGCACCGTTCATGAATGCCTGCTCACCAAATGTTGAGCCAGGGGCAGGAGCACCAGCAGTTGCTGCAGTTGCCGAGTTGGGGTTCTGCAGGCTGAACGATGTGTCCTGAACCAGACCGGGACCAGCAAAGAAACGCAGTTCATTGCGCTTCTGCAGGTACTTGGTCGGCATGTTGCGAAGAACGCGATCGTATGTTGCACGAGACACGTTGTTTCCGCCTTCATCAACGACTGTACCGTTGGCAAGAGCCAACTTAACAAAGCCATCAAGCGCCTTGAGCAAAGCATTGCCAGACGATGTATTGCCATTGATCAAAAGGTCATCCATGTCGTTTGCTGTCTGGCGAGCCATCACCTGTGCGATGTGGTCTTCCAGCGAAGCGCCCTCAATGTTGTCCTCAAGCGATTCTGTGCTCAACTCCCAGTCAAGACGAAGCTTCACGCTTGAGAGCGAGACCTTCGAGAATGTAACCGGAGCATTTGCACCGTCATTTGTTGCCTCAGTTGCCTTTGCAAGCAAACGAGTACCAATGGACAGCTTGTCAATTTCCATCTGAGGTGTGCGCATGCGAACGACACGAGCATTCCTCATCAGGTTGGACTGATCCACCACGAAATCAATAAAACGATTAGACTGCTCAGGCTTGAGCAGACCACCGCTTGCATTGCCGACGACACCCGTGGTAACTTCGTCAGCCTTAGCAAGAATCTCTTCTTGTGTTGCCATAATAGTTGTTCCTCCTTAATTACGACTTGTAACCCAAAGACTCAATTAGAGACTGTGGGAGATAAATGTTGTTCCACATTGACTTAGGGGCAGCCTTTTCAATGACTTCCTCCTCATCGTCTGCGGGATCAACACTCTTTTTAACAGCGCCTGCGCTGGCGAGTTGCTCAACTTTGGCTGTCTGCTCTTCTAAAGCCTTCTCAGTTGTTTCCAACTTCTGAGTCAGCTCAGACTTTTGCTCTTCAAAATTCTTAGAAACCTCATCAATCTTGGCAGCGACATCTGCTTCAACTTCAGCCTTAAGCGAAGTGGCAAAGTCGTTTAGCTTCTGATCAATGACGGAACCAAGAGCTTCCTTTAGAACTTCAATATCCATTTCTTGTTCCTCCATTTGTTCAGCTTCAACTGCGGCCTCAGATTGTGAGACTTCAGCATTTGTGAACTTTTCAAGTTCACCGTCATTTGGCTCCGAACTTAGCCAAGTGACAAACTTTTTAATAAATGACATTTTATCATTATCAATATTTAAATTATCCATAGGTTCAACCACCTTATCATATTGTACATCATTTAGCAATATATTTTGGTCTTCTTTGCCAAAATCTTCTTCTACTAAACTGTCAATGTACTTTTGCAAAGCCTCATCGTTTTCAAAAGAAATGAACTTCTTACTTTCTTTGATCTTTGCATATCTTTCCAATAGCCTTCTACCCTTAGCTGCTAATCTTGCAGCGTCTTGCCTATTTTTAGGAACAGGCTCACCCCAAGCAGCGGCTGAAAGAGCTAATCTTGTCGGCTCGCCGTTTGGCTTTTTCATCGGGCCAGATGGATTGGTAAAGAATCTTGTTAAAAATGAGCCCTTTCTTCTCATCTTCTCAGGGGTATCAGCAGGACCTTTTACTCCCGGCTTCAGATTCGCCCCTTCTTTTTCTTTAAAATACCTTCTACCGGCAGCAGTTAATCCGCCTTTTGGATCTCGCAGTGGTTGTTTCTTTTCAACACTATCACAATTGCAAACATTTTCACCATCACAACACTTAAGCATATAATCAAGACTATTTTCATTTTCATTAGAAAATTTAATAATATCAATAACGGCAATTGGATTTGCAGGATTATCAACAAGACTAAGCTCGCCAAGCTCATATTCTTTAATTAAAGAAACTTGGCGACCGTTAAACATCTTGCCCTGCATTAATTCTTTTTTGATAATTTTTCCACCAATGGAAAAAGCACGAAGAGTCCCATCCAAAACTTTTTGCCATGTGTTTTCTGCACCTTTAGAAATATATGCTTCAACCTGCATAGCATTATATTCCTGACCATCGGGAGTTTTTAGCTTAATTGGCTTATAAGAAATTGCTTTACCAACAGCAACTGGGGCATGCATCTCTCGAATATTGCCTTGCCAATTTTTGAAAGCTGTAACTGATGCATTAAAATCAACAACATCGCCTACTTTATCAATGTTATCTGCGGTAGCAATTCCGCTAACAATCCTCTGTTCTTTTTTCACCATATCAATGGGGAAGGTTAAATTAAAGTCAGTCATAGGATTATTAACAGTTTATTAAGGATTTCATTATATAGCAAATTATCCTATGGCAAAAACTGCCAAGG